TCAAAATCCCGGCAACCGTTGTTGCCGGTTGTCAGTGGGTTTGCCTTGCTCGCGAATCGCGGCGGCGGCCTGCAATCGTTTGGCGCGGTCGAGTACGTCCGGCATGTAGTCAGCTCCCAGGGGCTTGTTGCCCATAAGGCCGCGCCGGGGTGTTTTGAATATGCTGGTTTTCATGCGTTGGAAAACAGGTGTCTAACCAGGACTGAATCAACCCGGCGAGAGAGACCAAGGATAACAAAACCATCTTTGATGCCGATTTGTGCGCCTTGGTAGATACAAGTGATCCGAAAATGAAGCACTCGACCGGAAAACTTCCGATCGATCGGAGACCATTCTTTCAAGGCAAGATAGTCGCCAATCTCAAAACCCCGGTCATTTTTCCTGATTTCAAAAAATTTCTTGTTGGTCCGGACCAGCTCGAAGTGTTCCGGCCATGTTTTCAGGATGTGCAGCATATTTACCTCTCTTCTGCAATGCGCGCAGAAATCATGAAAAATTCCTCCTTGGTGACCTCTTCAACGCAAGGGTCGTTCAAAGGAGAATCGTCATCTGCGGTGAAAAGACAGTCAGACTCGGGATGATAGAAATATCGAACAGGATTCAATGTCATACCTTCACCTAGTTTTCCATAATGCTTTACAAGCATAAGCTACCCCGCCAACGTGGCCCTGAATTCATTTCGCTTGGCGATCATCCGTTCCTTGAACGCCTGTTCATCCTCGAAAAACTTGTGCAGGTCCTCTTCGATGAGATCCTTACAGAGGTGGACGATCTTGTCGATATCGTCGGGCTCCACTTCGAGAGAAGCGCAGACCGACATCAAGCAACCCCGAATCATGTGGCGCAGTTGGACGATATCGCGGTGTTTGACCGGATGGGTCCGGACGTAGCCGAAGACCCCGGACCAGACCACGGCCTGGACCTGCTGCCAAAACTCCGAGGCCTTTGATTTCGATTGATTGTGGTTGCGGTTGACCGGATTTTGGGTGTGCCGAGTCCATTCCGTGGTCAGGTAGGACCAGAGCGAGCGGAGGGCGTTGACCAGGTCGGAAACAGTATCGATTCGTTTATCCTCGGCGTCGGCAAACTCCCGGAGCTTCGGACGGCGGACCTGATATTCAACGCGGGTCACGGAATCCTGGTCGAATCGATCGAATCCCCAGAGTTCAGAAAAGACTTGTTGCTTATGGACCGCCCGGGACCGTCTGAGTTCGGTCACCTTGTCGTAGATGCGGCACATCAGGTCACCCTTGCCGATATCCATGCCGGTAAACTTGCGGTGGGTATAGTGGGTGTTGAAGTCCAAATCTTCTTCCGGTTCCTGATCTTCCCGGTAGAGGGGTATCTTGTCGTGGGGATTGAAGGTTGTGGCCTTGATGATCCACTTATCCTGATTGCACAGATCCACGGCCTTGATATCCGTGCCGATGAAGTCTGCCGCCAGGTGGACCTCAGAGACCCGTTCCTTGACGATCTTGCCGCCGTAGACGGCGAGGAAGGTTTTCACCCGTTCGTAGATCGAATAGAACCCCGGCGACCAGCAGGAGAGCGAACCGATTTCCATCCGGCAATTGGGAATCTGGCCATCGGCTTTCCGTTTGTTGAACATCAGGGTGATGTCCCCGGACTTGAGCCGGAAAGAATACTTTGACGTGCCGGTCCGGTAGAGGTTCCAATCGAAGCCATTTTCTTTGAAAACCGGGATGCAATCGTTCTCCGTGTCCTGGACCTGCTTTTTCATGAAGTCGAGGATACCGAGGAAGCTGTTGACCTGCGGGTCCCACTGGACCCAAAAAGACACTTTCAAAAAGTCCAGCCCCCGAGAGACCCGGTACTGGGGAGTCCTTACTACTGGCGAACCACTTGTTAATCGGGCTTGTGGATCGGCGGTAGTGGCCAGATTAGCGGTAGATACACGGATGCGTCGGGCGTCCCTGTGCAAAAAAATCGGGTATCGGTGGTTGTAGCGGTGATCGGCGAGCGGAAGAGTACTCAAGAGGTCCCGGCCCGGGTCCGACGACGGCTGTTGAGTTGGGGCTTCGGCTGCTTTCCCCTGGATGATGTTCTGAAGCTTCTTGGAAAGGAAGCAGGCGCGGCGGTAGGTGGAGGACCAGCCGCAGGAGGGGCATGAGGCATCGATTATATCAGTGCCGGTGGTCTGGAGGGAGCTACCGCATTCCGGGCAGGTTTTGCTGGCGAAGCTATCGAATACGTGTTGGCTGCGGTGGGGGTGGTTCAGGGGGATGCGCTGTTTCATAGTTCGATCTTTTTAGGGAAAGGTGAAATGAAGTCGGAAAAAAGAGTGAGTTGCCGGGGATCTTCAGGCGGCGGGCGCTTCTCTTTTTCCTTTAAGGTGCGGTAAGTCAAGAGCGCCTTGCTCCTCTCTGTCTTTCTGGTCTGGGTATTTTTTTTCATGGCAAGAACCGAGTTTGAGATTGTCCTTGTTTTGGGGGAACCGGCGCGGCCCTCCCCCGCTTGGTTGCTTCGATGTTGCTGTAAGCCTTTCCCGACCGTCGAATCTCAGAGGTTAGGGAAGGGTTCCCCGTGGCCATCCAGCCGCGCCGGTTCCCCCTGATTTCCTGCTGCGCAGGACTGCAACGACGGAAACAGACACTGCCCCGAGGTGCGGCCGCGTTGCCAGCACAAGAGACGAAAAACGGGCCGCTCATTTTGAGGATACGCTTCCCCCGTTTTTCGTTTCATAGATCCGGTGTTTCCTGCTGCGCAGAACAGCAGCAACGGCAGCGCGGCTTTCCGGCCGCCGCGTCGCGGCCGTATTTGTCTTCCAATCATTTCACCGGGGGAGAAAGCAGAGAATCCGCCAGGCTCTTCGGGATCATGGCGTACCAATGGCCACCATCCCTGCTGACCGGGAAGGGGAACTGCTCTCTTGAGTAGACGGACTGCCCAAGAAGGAAGAACGTCCCCCGGCTCGAGGTGGCGAAATTGAGCTTGTACGGGACCTGGAGGTCCTCGGCCTTGTCGACGGTAAAGACCTTTCGGTCGGTGGTGGTTGGTTTCATCACCAGGCCGGCGGCGGTCAGGGTGGCGGCGAAGGAGTCGAGGATCTTTTCCCGAGGGATGTTGTACTCGATCCAGGACACGGTCTTATCCCCGGATCCGTTGAGGATGAACCCCTTGCCGGTCTGGTGGGTGACGAACTGGGCCACCTCGGAGAGCGCGGCATTGTCGAAGTCCACCGAGACCGAAGCTGAACGGTTGAACGATGGCGGCGGAGTAGATGGCGCGGGTTGCTGGCTCTGCTGGCGGGTCGCCGGTGGGGGCTCTTTCTTCTCCGGCTTGGTGCAGCCGGAAAGAGCGATCATTAGGGCGGACATGCAGAAGAACGAGGCGACGAACAAGAGGTTGTTGAGGGCTTTCATGGGGTCCCTTTGGTTATTTGAATATAGGGATGAGGTCGTAAGCGACGCCGCAGGAATCGCACACGAGCACAGTGCCGAGGTTGGCCTCGGAAAGGCCGTAATCTGTCCACAATTTGCCGTGACAACGCGGGCACATGGCGGCGGCGACGGGGCGAAGCGTCGGGTCTTTGACTGTAAGCAGTTCGATTGATTGGTTTCTGCGGGAGGAACCTGTAGGGGTGTCCGGGTTTTTCTGGAAAATAGGATGAGGCCGTGACGGAGAATTTACTTCAGGGCTCATGGGGTTTCCTTTTTCCGGTTGATGAACACGATTTGGCCGCCGCGCTCGATAGGCGCGATCGATTCCAGGCGAGCGCTTGATGGCTGGGTAGCCATCTTGGCCGGGGCGGATTTGCCCTTGTGCTGCTCGTAGGCGGCCATGGCAGCCTTGGAGCCGAAGAGGTCACCGGTGCCGATGCTGGACTTGGCGAACAGCATGTAGAGGGTGAAGCACAGGACAAGGGGGATGGCGAAGAACACCGGGTGTTTGAGCACGTTCACATGCTGCATGATGCCCAGTTCCTTCACGTCCTTGGCCACGTAGGACTTGTAACAGAGGAACACCTTGGGGTTGTAGGTCCGCACCGATTTCTTGAGCGGGGCCGCGCTGGTATCCTCGCCGCCGTAGGAATAGCAAAGGTATTTCTTTTGTACCGCGCCGCCGAAGAAGTTGACCTTGCGAAAGACATAGGTCCATTCTAGGAGCGCCCGCACAGCGGAATCAATCCGTTCTACCGCCTGAGAGATCAGCACCACGTCAAAGCCGTTGTGCCGGTGGGTTGAGGCCCAGGAGGCAAAGGCGTTGTTCTTGGCAGTCTGCCATTCACGGGAACCAAAAACCTTTTGCACCTCATCGAGCACGATTAGGGAGCCCGGCTGCACGTGCATCCAGAAATCGGCCAGCTGATCGTCTTCGAGCCGATGCAGTTGCTTCTTCAAAGCCAGGTCGGACAGTCCGCAATAGCTCTTGATCATCTCAAGACAGAGCGGGTCGGTGATGCCGTCAATGTTGGTATAGACCACCCTGCCCCACTGGAGGTTGTCGAGAATCTTCTCCACCGCCTCGTAGGTCTTGCCTGAGCCGGGAGTACCGGCGAAACCGATGATCATTGTGGCAACCCGTAGTCAATTCCGTATTGTTGGTAAATCTGCTCAACAACTAAATCAGCCCAGGAATGCCGGGAGGTGAACAGGTTGTAATAAAAGCGGAAGAAGCGTTCAGAGCAGAATCGAATGCGGCACATGGTTACACCCTGGTGAACACGGAGGGGATCAGGTTGAGGGTCAGCCGGACGAGATAGGCCGCCCCGAGGAGGGCCAGGCATTGCGGCAGGCCCACGGCGTTGATCAGCCAAATCAGTTGCGTAGGCAGGCTCGACCAAGTGGCAGCATAGTTGAACAGGATTGAGGACAGATCGACGGCGGCAAGGGCGGTTTCCACCACTAAGAAAAGGCCGTCGAGGATGGTGAATGCCACGAATTGAAGGAGGAGAATGCAACCGTCCAGAATCCATTTGATTATGGTTACGATCCAGTGCCAGAAGGAGGACAGCCAATCGATAATAACGCCGAAGCCAGACATGGATTACCTCTTCATGATCACGGCCCGGATCGACAGGAAGCCGAAGCAGGCAAGGAGGATAGTTTTCAGAACCGCCAGGCCGGTGGCCATGGTTTGAGACAGATCAATCGTATGGGTGCCGAAGGTTTCGCCGCCGTTGATCTCGTAGACTGGCGAACCGCCACCGGGCAGGCTGTTGAAGAAGCTGGAGGAAAAAGAGAACAGACCGGTAGACTTCACCCGGTCAAGAAAGGTGGTGAATCGTCCGGGAATATCGTATTCACCGGGATTATAGGATTCACCGAAACCGGAAGGCGAGATTGGGGAAAAGGTTTCGGAAGATCCATCTTCACCAGAGGACTCACCATCCCCTGAAATCCTGATTGTTGTTGTGGATTGGCCTGTTTGATTGCCAGAGGAATCATAATAGGTGGTGGTGTCTGTTTTGTAGGTGTAATGATCTTGTTCGTTGGTATAAGTATTTGATTTTGTTACTTCTTTGGAGCCATCTGTATTTACTTTTTCAGTTTGCCTAATATCTTCAGGGGGCTTTTCATCTGCATCAGGAGGGGAAGGCATTGGATCGGAAACGCATGTACCTGAACAAGTGGTTTTGTCCCATGTAGAGATAGCCATTAAGCCGCCACAACGTTGCATAAGCGCGGCCCATTCTTCTTGACAAGAATCAGGAGTACATGAACCCGTGCAGGTTTCGAAATCAAAGGATTGGACGTTCAGACTTCCGCCACATTGGGTGATGATGTCGTTTATCTGGTCAGTGCATCGGGTTGGCGGGGTGGGCATTACATTGGAAACACCCGGTTCTTCGGTGCATTTATTGCCGGTATAGGTGTACTTGACGCTAGTCACGCAGGCGTCATTAACACAATCTTCCCAAACAGCAGTTGTAGATTGCTGACAACCTTCAAAACAGACAGTTTGCGCGGAATAGGTTTCGGCGAGGTTATGTTGAGCAAGGTTGTAATTGACCTGATCCTTTTTATCGGAACAAGTGGGATCGCAGCTAGGCTTGACCGCAAGCATGGCATCTTGGGTGTGGATGCTCATCTGGTACTTGGGGAACGATGTGGTGATGTTGTCCCCGGTCATGGTGGCGCCGGTATAGGCGGCCTTGTTTTGCCATTGACCGTTTTCAAAATACTCCACATAGACACTATAGGTGTAATAAGGACCGGGCATGGTGATCCAAGTGGTGGAAACTGAACCGGCGTCGGTTACAGTCACAGCGGCGTTAAGGCCGTAAGTATGTGCGGAATCACCCTGCGGGCCGGACTTGGTGTAGAAAACAGCAACACACGAACCGGGCCAGGCCGCAAAGGTAACCTGCGGTAAGACCAGTAGGGACAGGAGCCCAATGAAAAGGATTTTGCCCCTGTTCATTTCACGTCTTTCTTATCAGGTTCCGGTTTGGCCTGCACCACCTGGACCTGGAAGGCTTCATCCCCGCACTGGCACCGGTAGCGCTGAGAATCGGGGTTGAATCCCGGTCCCAGGCAGAGGAAGCGGAACATGCCGTCACGGGAGGCACAGGATCTTTCACAGGCCGAGAGGTATTCCTTGCAGGGCTTGCCCGGTTCGGGAATCCGGCCGGTGATGGCGCCGGGGGCCGAGGATGGAAAGCCGCCTTCTCCCGAGTAGTGTTCGCCGCCCTGGGCGGTCTTGAGGTAGAAGCCGAAGCCGAGGAACACGGCATAGAGGGTCATGGCGTAAATGATGGTTTTCATAGCAGTATCCTTTTCAGGCAGCCGATCAGGAAGCACAGGGCGATAAAGGCGATCAGCAGTGCCCATCGACGGATCAAGGGAAAGGACGGCAGAATGGTCATAGCGCGCTCTTGAGCATGCGGTTGATGAGGAAGCCGCAGGCGATCAGCATCGCGATCCCGGCAAAGGGTGCGGCTAGTTGCAATAGCTCCTCAAAGAGAGAGGCAGCGTCGAAACCTTGGGGTAGCTGGATCAT